GTAAGATTGCCAAGTACGGCGCTCTCGAGTGCGCTCGAAATCCTCGATGGGCCAGCGTTGAGTGCCTGACCATATAAACTGGCGCCCAGCGTGCCTGGCTGTACTAGACCGGCCTGCACTTGTTGTGGAGCGGCGACCTGTTGAGCTTGCATGGCTCGAGCACGCACATTGCGAGCCTCGACCTGTGCCGGCGTCTCGATGAGCGCAGCGCCCACGCGCTCGGCGCCTACGGTGCCAGGTGCGGCGACCTGAGCTGCGGCGAGTTGTTGAGCTTGCACAGATCCTGGAGACGCCATCTGCTGCGCGTTCACGTCCATCGTGTTGATGTTGTTGAAGCCGGTATTCTCGCGGCCAAGCATCTGCGCATTGATGTTAGGGCCGGCGATCTGTTGAGCGGCGATGTCCTGCTGACTTGGTGGCACCGACAAGAAAGCATTCAGACGATTGAACGGCTGATTGTTGCTGGCCTGCAGAGTCTTTGCCTGCTCCATCTGAGCAAACAAATCGGGATTTGCTTTTTTAAATGCGGCCTGAGCAGCTTCCGACAAATTGGAAACATCTTGAATGTCGGCAGCGCGTTGGGCGGTGTTCAGCCCTTGTTGAATGTTTTGAAATTGTTCAGATGAACGCTTGTATTGATCCAACAGACCGGCTTGGCCATCGACGCCAAACATTGCCTGCTCGGCCAGCTTGAGTTGGAGCTGATTGTATTGCGGCTGGTACTGAGCCTCGGATGCATACAACTCTGGCGCCAGCGCGATCTGCGTGGCCAGCGTGTCCTGAGTTTCTTGAGCGTAGTTACGTTGCGGAGCTGCTTGAACAGTTGTAGATCCCATGTTTTTATCCCTTTAAAGCTGCGAGTTGAATGTATTTTGGAGTGAGTTCGATGACCTTGTTGGGACGGAGCGCAACGACGCGCTCAACGGATCCAACCGGCCAGCGTTTGAACATTTCTAAGAAGAGTAAAGTAAGCCCGCCCTTGCGGGTGTTTACGACATCAAGGATCACCAGAATCTTGCCGAATGGATTGGTGCCGCGCCATTCCCATTTTGCCGTGATCTCCTCGGGATTACATTGGATCGCGGTGCCAAGTGCTACGATCTCACCCTTATCTTTTACCAAGGCAAGAGTGTTCTGGCCGGCGTGGAATGCTAGATACTGACGGACGGACTCCCTTGGCCAGTTAATGAAGCAGCCGGCGTTGCCATTTTTGACAGCAAAGTCGGTGATATGCTCAAGCCAGTCGATCTTTTGAGCATCAGCATTCATTACTGTTCAGATACCAGATCTCGGCCTGGCACTGTTGCATTGACGCGCAGACCGCGGATCGTTGGCCGGCCATAGGTGCTCTCAAATTTGAGATCCAGACCAAAGCCACGTTTGGCGATTGGGAAGCGTTTTGTGTAATCTTGCGTGGATCCCGATGCGAACGTGAAAACTTCGGACGAGTTGTCTGGATTCTTGGCGATGGCCGTAATGACCAACGTATCGTTCGCATTGGACAGGATGTCCACCTCGCCGGAAGCAAATCGTTTTGCCGTGAATGTATTGTAAAAATACCGACGCGTCAGGATCTGGCCGGCGACCTGATACTGACGGAAATTATTCGTGATGTACGCAGGAATCTGAAACGGCAGCGTTGGCGTGCCGGTTAGGTTTTCTAGTTCGTCGTAATTTAGTTCTTCGCAGAGGAAGATGCCATTCTCACGGTTGATGGCGTACATGCGCTTGGCCTCACCGTAAAGTGAGACGACAAAATTATCGACGTACATGCCGGTTGGGAACGTGTCGATAGATTCCCACGCCTTATTGAGCATTGAGTAGACCAGCACCGCATTATTGCGAGTGGAGCCATCAATTGGGACGGCCAGATAGTAGCGGTTGTTGAACATGCGCCCAATTGAACCAGAGACCGCGGTGGCGTTGATTCTGGCGATGATGTCAGAGATAGGATCGGACAGTGGGGTCGTGTTACCGAGCAGCTTAAGATCAAGCGAAGGGTTAAGTAAATACACCCCATTGTCCGAAAGAAAAAAGATGTACTCGCCGGCATTCACTACGGTGCGCCGAGCCGAGCATCCAAATTCTGAGGTCAACGACTGAATGAAAGAGTTGCCACCAGGGGCGGCGCCGGACGTGTAGCCATTAGGATCGATGTAGGCGTAGTAAATCGAGTTGCGCTCAAAGATAATGAATTTGTCTTCCTGCCACGGCTGGAATCCTACGATGGCGTCGTTGGATCCCAGGTTGATGACGAACTGAGCAAAGTCCACGTCCCAGGTGTTGTAGTCGAGGTAGTCTGAAGCGGCAATACGGTCACGCGCCGTTTTAACCACCAGACGATTCTTAAAATAGAGACCAAAGTCGCTGCACGGCATATTGGCCGTTGCGCCGGTAGTCACGCCCTGGGGAACAACGCTCACCGTCGATACGCCATCCCAGACGAGCGGTGCCTTACCTTTCTTGCAGACAATCGTGCCTGTGGCCGGCGTGGCGGGCGTGCCGCCTACCGTGTAGTCGAACGTGTTGGCCGTGACATTGGAAATTACGAATGATCCATTGTAGTCGGTCTGCGTTGCGCCCGAGATGATGACCTCGTTGCCGTTACTAAAACCGTGCGCGGTGATCGTGACAGTGGCGGTGGTAGATACCCGCGTAATGCTGGTGACGGACACCGGATCGTTGCCCTGGCCGCGGAAGATGTACATCACATTGTTGGCCTGCACAAGATCCACCTTGTCGGTCACTGCAATGGTGCGGCCGGTTGGGTAGTTGATCGCGCTGCCAACGGTCAGCGTGGCGGTGTTGTAAACGTAGATGGCGCTGGCCATTGCCATGACGATGTACTCGACGCCGGCGGCGGTTGAGTAGACGCCCGAGCCGTAGATCGGTAGCCCGGTAATATCTACGGTGGTCAGGCGCTTCTGGCCCTTGCGAGTAATGGCAATACCAAGGTCGAGCCGCATATTCTGCGAGAGCTGGACGTATCCAGGCTCAAGCTGGAGCGGATTCAATCGGCTCTGCATGCCGATGAAACCGTTCTCGGCTTCGACCATGTACTGGTTACTCAGTGCCATGTTATTCAGCTTTCTTCTCTTCCTTGGGCTTCAAGGCTTCGACGAGCACTTCCGCGCTTTTGCGGATGATGTCGTGTTGCTCAGCCGTTAACGGCGCGAGTCGTGCAGCATTATAGATATTATTGAGGGCTTGTTCGGTATTCATGTGTTTTAGTTGGATTTGAGTGCGGCGACACGTTGACGAAACGACTGAAGTTCAGCAAGATTATTGGTTATTTATTGCTGAGACGCTAAGACTATCGCCATTTCGCGTTGCACCAGCAATAGCTTGAACGTAATATGGAGATGAGCCACCAGTTGAGAGTTGAATCTGCGTTGCTGACGGAGAACTCGTCGTGAAAATAGAACCAAGTTGCGAGACAATGGTGATACCAACGGAAATGTCCCACAACACTAACGCCTGACCACCTACCGAGGCATCTCGTACCCATAGCAGTCCAGAAACGCCTTCTGCTGAATTGGTGACGATGGTTTGCGTAGAAGAATTAACGGTTACCGTTTTAACTAGCTTTTGCGTTCCATTATCAACGTGCAATTTTGCCGTAGGACTCGTCGTCCCAATGCCGACGTTGCCGGAGGTATCTACCGTAACGCGAACCGTGTTATTTGTGACAAGTCGGAAAGCATGATTGGATTCAGTTCCAACCCAGCCAGCCGTATCACCGGCAGTAAGCGATTGAAGTTTGGTGATGATGCTTCCGTCAACAGCTCTGACATACGGATTATTACCAGCATTGCTTGTGCTGATGTTGCCCGTCACAGCGAGTCCGGTGGAGGAGATGCTGGCAATCGTAGTGCCTCCGCGCATTAACTCTAAATTGTGAGCCGTAGTAGTGCCAAAGCGAATCAGACCTGATCCATCATAGATGAGCGAGCCAGCAACCGCGCCATCAGAACGATCAAACACAAGCAATGTTGTTGTGGCTGTATCATATGCGTGAAGGTATCCAACTGTTTGACCAGAAGAAGCACCGCCAACACCAAACTGAGCACCAGTAGAAATGTTAGATGAAATCTTTCCACTCGCGCTCAACGTCGTAAACGCGCCTGTGCTAGCCGTTGTGGCTCCCACGGTGCCGTTGATGTTGATCGAGGCCGTGCCAGTCAGGTTGGTCACCGTGCCGCTTGTAGGCGTGCCCAGCGCACCATTAAACAGCACCGGAGCACCCGCGCTGCCAGTATTAACCGCCAAAGCCGTAGCGATGCCCGTGCCGAGACCCGAGACGCCCGTGGAAATTGGAATGCCAGTCGCATTTGAAAACAACTGCGTGAGCGTCGATTTGCGCAGTGCGGTGTCCGCGGCGCTGTGCAGCAGGATCGTGTCCGCGGCGAGCGGTACAGTCTTCGCGGTCTGATCGGTGATGGCGCCAGGCAGCAAGATTGCTGAGTCGGCCAGTGCGTTGAGATTAGCCGCCGTTACCTGATCGCCCGTAATGTAGGTTGTTCCTTTTTGAATTTGTGCCATGTGAGTGGTGGTTATGGGAGTGACCCAAATTGATAAGTCGTGTTGTTGATTCTAATAAATGCCCCCGCAGACGTTGACCAAACGTCCCCGTTGACGGGTGATGTAGGCGCTACTCCCGGAATAATACGCAGACTAGACACGGTTGTTGTCGAACCTAAAATGTTTAGATTGGTACTTGCCGAGGTAGCGATACCAACGCCGGCCAAGGTCAGGGTGGGACTGGTGAGCGTCTTGTTCGTCAACGTGTCCGTCGTGGCCTTACCAACAAGCGTGTCTGTCGCGTCAGGCAACGAGAGCGTGCGGTCAACGGTCTGCGTGCTCGACAACATCGTGCGCGTATTCGTCGTGCCGCCACTAGCATTAAACATGAGCCGCTTGGTGCCATCAACCGAGTCCTGTACGTTGACGTAGCCTGACGCGCCCTTAGCTGCTAAATGCAGACCGACGCTGGCATCTGTTCCGGTTGCCGTAATGTGAACAGCATTTCCAGTCGCTGAGTTCTCAATGGTAACTTGATTAACCGCTGACGCAATAGAAGCTAGTTTGAGCGTAGCGTTAGCACTCGCATCGTTGATTTGAGCGATGACTGGGGTGGTGATTGTGGGCGATCCTGACAGCACCACATTAGTGGTTCCGGTCGATGTCGTCACGCCGGTGCCGCCGTTGACTACGGGTAGTGCCGTGCCGCTGTAGGTAATCGCCAGCGTGCCGGCGCCTGTAATTGGACTACCAGAAATTGACAAAACGCTTGGCACCGTTGCGGCCACGCTGGTGACCGTGCCGCCAGACGAGGGAGAACTATTTGTAACCGTAAAGCTAGGATAGGTGCCGCTGACAGATATACCCGTGCCGGCAGCAATGGCTACCGTCTGATCTGGTGCGCTGTTGGTAATGGTGAGCGTGCCACTTGATGTGATAGGGCTGCCGGAAATTGTTATTCCAGTTCCGGCGGTGGCCGCGACACTTGTAACCGTTCCCGTGAACGCATCGTTCGATGTAACCGTAAAACTTGGATAGGTGCCCGTAATAGCCGTGGTTCCGGCTCCAGTAAGAGAAACTGTTTGGTCGGGCGCCGTATTGGTAATGGTGAGCGTGCCGCTGGTAGTAATAGGACTACCCGACACACTAATTCCCGTGCCAGCGGTAGCCGCAACAGATGTCACCGTCCCGCCAGCATCAGCGACAAAGCTAACATTCGTGCCGTCGCTCTGTAGATTCTTGCCACTTGCGCCGGCCTGGCTTGGCAGCAAGGCATTGAGCGCCGCCTGTGCCGTAATCTGACCTGTGCCGCCCTTTGCAATTGGAACCGTGTCCGACAGTGTAGATCCTGCGGCGGTGACGGTAATCGCTGCGGAGCCGTCAAAATTTACGCCGTTGATGGCGCGTGCAGTCTGAAGAATGGTCGCACTCCCAGCGTTGCCCGTAATGGTCGTCTGGTCGCCAGTGTTAGTGCCTGATAGATTCGTGCCGGTTACCGTGCCGGTTGCAGCAACGGATGACGGGGTGATGGCGCCGAGCGTCAGGCTGATGGCTGGCGTCGTGGTCGAGGTCGCGACGGATCCGCTCACGCCATTGACAGTGGTCACCGAGACGCTGGTCACAGATCCCACGCCGGCCGCAGCCCATGACGTGGTCGATCCGTTGGTTTGAAGTACCTTGCCAGAATTGCCAGCCTGGCTTGGCAAAATATCGTTCGCATCAGGCGCGACCCATGTAGCGTCTGCGCGAAGAAATTTTTTGGCTGCGGCAGATCCCGACGTTGGCGCCGGCACCAGACCATGCGTGCCACCGGATCCAGAGTCGCCCACCATGTCTGGCAGCATGCCATTGAGCGTGGCCATGTCCAAGTCACTTGGGGCGCCGGTGCCACTTGAGCGACCCTTGACCGTTGGGCCGGTCATGTTGGCCAGCTTTGCATTCGTGACCACGCCAGGTTGGATCGTGGTCGTGATCGACGACGTGCCAGATCCAGCAACGTCAGATGACAGCGTGATCGTCTGGTCGCCGGTATTTGTACCGCTCAGATTAGATCCGCTGATGGCGCCGACAGCCGTGACGGCATCTGGCGTGATTGAACCGAGCGCCAGGGTGATGGATCCAGACGACGTAATCGGGCTGTTGGTTACAGCGATTCCATCCGTGCCAGTAATGCCAACGGATGTGACAGTGCCGCCGCCAGCAGCCGCAAAAATCTGAGCAACCGTGGCCCTCTTGTTGGTCGAGGTGTTACCGTCCACCATGACGGTGTAGTCCGTGGTGTTTACGGTTGTGGCTACTGGTAGCTGAGAGATTTTTTTATCAACACTCATTCAACGATGATTCGCCCGCCATCCTCCAACAAGATTTGCCTGTTGGACTCCTCGAGATTGAGGTAGGCCAACAGTTGGTGAACTTTGCGCAGCCGATTTAACAGCGCACGCATCGATTAGTCCGTAAACGGAGAAGCGACAACGCGAGCGGCGCCGCTGTTCTGAATGAATTTAGCAGCCTGAGCGGTCTGACGACTCCAGAACTCACGATAGCCGGCCGCAAGCGAGTGACCGTTGGTCGAGCTTGGGGTGCTGGCATCAAACGTGACGTAGACGCTCGCGGTCTTAACCTCGACCAAGACGTAGTGCGTCTGGAGATCGAAGGCGCTGAGTTGTACTGCGCTGGTGGATACGGCAATTTCTTGCAGGGTTTTGCCAACGTGTGGTTTCGGATAAAGATTAACAGCTTTTGTGAGTTGCATGGTGGTATTAGTAATTGAAGAAATTCATTCTGCGAACTTGGCCTTCGCTGAGTAGAATGCGTTCTACTTCTTTTTGACGAGACTGTTCAGCGTCATTCTCAGCCATCTGAGCCTGATCATATTGGCCTTCAGCTCGCAGGTAATCAGACAGTGCAGCGCGTGCCACATAGTCACCAAGAAAATATGGAATCTCGACCTTCTGCCAGTTCGACGCATTGCTCGACGGCGATTGATTAGCCGACGTTGCGACAATGCAGTTGTAGAGATTGCCTTTTGGCTGCTTGCCGGCGCCGGGAGTAAACGATCCGGTGTTGGTGCTGGGATCAAAGTAAGCCTGGGCGCCAACAGAGTAGGCCACAGTTGAACTCCACGCATCGCCGTACAACTCTGGGTTACCGATACGGTACTCAATCCAGACCGGACTCACGTTCTCCATCAAATTGATGAAGCTGTTAGTGCCGTCCTCGTACAAAAAATACTTAACGAGATGCGCTCGAGTGGTGAGCCGCGGATCTGCGTTGTAGACATTCAAAACCTCACCAACGTCATCGCCCAGAGTTACCGTGCGGATGCCCTCGGCATCAGTAGTAACCGGATCGCCTGGCGTTGTGGTCACGCGAATGAGATCTGGCCAGACGTCGCTCTTCCAGACGCCGTCCAAACGGCCATTTGCAAAGTCACGAAATTGTGCGAACATCTGCGCGGTGATGCTCGAGCGGTCAAGACCCGCAAGCTGAAGATAGCGATAGAAAACAGTGCTGAGATCTATTGTGCGCATGAAATGCTTCTTCCAAATTGATCGAGGATGCCAATCTTGCTGCCGTCGCTAGTAGATTTACCGTAGCCAACCTGCAGCTTGGTAGCACCGCCCTTTGTTTCCAGACCAGGGTTATCCCTTAAAAATTCTTTAATGAATGCATCGTTCTTCCAGCAATCGTAGCCAAGTTTTTGGCCCCAAAAGTGAAAAGAGGAGGCAGGAATCCGAGCGCGTAGACGGCCTAAACCATCTACGCCTCGGTGATAATTCTGGTTAATGGCCGAGGCTTTTTTGGCCTCGATCATTCCCAAAACCTTTTCCTTGTGCCAGCCCCGACGAAACTCGTCCAGCAGTGGCTTATAGAGATCGTCGGGGACAGCAACCATGATTAGCTCGAGAAGTCGAACTTACCGAACGCGAGCGGGTTCTTGACGACAAGACCGGCGACGGCCTCGATCAAACGGGCTGGGCCACCGCCGTAGTCAGGGAGATCCTTGACTTCAGGGAGGCTGGAGTAACGGATTTCGCAGAGATCCATTGGGATGACGTAGCCTTTGTAAGCCGCGGGCATGAACGCATCAGGATGGAGACGGATGCGACCGAAATCGCCCTCGAACACATCAACGCTCGAGAGGAAGGTCTCAGAATCGGCCTCACGATTGAACGTGCGGATCGAAGAAGCGGTGTTGGTGTTGGCGTTCTGGCTGGTCGTGAACAGAAGGTTCGTGAAAGCGCGTTTGACCGAGCTACCAACGATACCGTCATAGTCACGGAAGGTGCCGGTCTGACCCCAGATGGAGGTCAGGAGACCTTGCACCATCGACTCATCAAGCGTCGTGGAGGCAGCGGAGCCACCAACGATGCTGGCGGAAGGCGTGCGGAAAGCAGAGGGAACAGCAGGGGTGCTGCCGCCGCTGGTGCTGATCCAAGTGCCCATCGCTTTGGTGAGGTAAGGATTGGTGCCGTTATCAGCCTGGCCATCGTTGGCCGAGAGGAAGGTGGCTTCCATATCGCGCTTCATCAGCGTGATGCCTTTGGCGACCATGCCAGCGAGTTCGTCTTTCAGACCGGCGACGATAGAGACATCGACGGAGAGAGGAGACACGCGCACTGGACGACGGAACACTTGGACGTAGTTGGCCAAGAGCGCGCGGCCCGAGTTAAGATTTTGATAATCACCGGAGGTGACATCAGTGCCGTCAACGGTGCCGGTGGTGGCAGTTGCGGGGAAGTTGTCAGCCTGCCATTGGAGGTAGGTGTTGCCAGGCTTGGAGCCTTTTGGAGCCATCGCGACGAAGGGAGTGTCCTTCGCATCGACCAGCGAGATATAGTCAGCGAGATCTTCGCGTTTACCGACTTGTGAGCGTTCGTAGAGTTGAGCCATGTTAGTGAGTCCTGGTTTTTATAGAAACTGCTGGAGGAGCACGTCTTTAAGGTTGCTGGCGTTGGCAGATTTTCTGAATTTTGCTTCAGCGTTTTTAGAGTCACGTTCTTTTGCCGTAACGGTCGCTGGAGCAGAGTTTGATCGAGTGGGTTGAACTGGCGCTTTCTTAACCACTGGCTTTGTAGCAGCAGTTTTTTGTTTAGCGTAATTGCTTTCGCGTTCAGCCGCCCCGCGGATGTAGTCACCGATCACCATCTTGTAGTCTGGGAACTTACGGATCTCGGGGAATGCTTTGAGCATGTTCTGCGCAATTGCATATTCCCGAGTCGTGCGATCCTTCCACCACTGGTATTCGGATTCTGCCATTGGATCAATCTGCGAGCGAGTATTTACATACTGAAGCTGCTTGGGCAGATGTTCCTCTAGTGCGTCGAGTGCGTTGAGCTTAATGCGTCGAACATCTTCTGCTGAATACTCGGTTTCTTTGCCCACCTTATCTTTAACGGTGGCACCGTCAGCATTTTCTTCGCACCAGCGACGAACCCTACGCGCTTCCGCGAATGCGGCATCGACCTCAACCTGCGACTGAAGGTGCAGGTAAGGATTGTCCGGTGTAGCTTTGACTGGCGCGTCCTCTGTGGCCGGCCGAGTGTTCAGCTTCAACGTAAGATCCGCAATTTGAGCTTCCAATTGCGCCGCCTTCGCTTCGGCTTCCTTGCGGAGAGCGGTCAGCTTGTCGATTCGCTTTTGGGCGCCCTTGGGCAGTCCCTCTTCAACCGGAGCCTCAGTCTGTTCAACGTCTGCTTCCTTAGAAGTGTCTTCCACAGTTTCCTGTAGAGTGGTTGTGTCGTCGGTCACCTCGGCATCTGCCGGGGTTTCCTCTGACGTGGTTTCCGCTTTGTTGTCAGGTGCTGGTGCCTGTGCCGGCTCGTCCGACAATGATCGACGAAGCAAGGCACTGAGCCTCTCCTCGCTGATTTTACCGAGCTTATCTGCCACGGAGGTATTGAGAGGTTTTTCCGCGCTCGTTCCGTTGTCCGAGGGTGCGCTCTCTACTGTCGTTGTGCTATCAGGCATGGTGTTTTGTGACCGTCCAAGAGGTCGTGCAGCGTTGCTCAGTGGCGCAACGCAGAAAGCCCTTGGCGCGGATCAGACACCAAGGGCTTATCTCAGTCTATAAATCAGTCAGGAAAGGTAAGGTCTACCCACCTTTCACGCTGATCATCCAGCTCCGTAACGCTTCCTGGCCTCGTCGCGCAGTTGGTGCAGCGAGATTAAGAAGTCGTTAAGAGCCTCGGCCCGGCCGGCGGCGTGGATGCGATACTCGCCGGTGGTTTCGCGGTTAATGGCGGTCTCTACCTCGTCCTGGATGCAGTCGCTGGCATGGGCCAAGATTGCATTCCAGAGTTTGTTCTCACCATCAAACGCGAAGGATTCTAATTGGTCTGGTTTCATTATTGTTGAGGAGCGGGCGGCGTGTTGCCTGGCGTGACACCAATCTTGCCTACCTGTTTATTTTGCTGCTGTTGCATTGAGAACTGGAGGTTCTTCATGTATTTTTGCAGCAGTTGTTGGAATTGCTGGTCAGTCTTTGCGGCCTGTTGAGCCTTCGGATTGCTCTGCAGCACTTGCTGCGTGTACTGCAGCTTGGAAGCCGCAGCGGGATCGTTCTCAACGTACAGCGCCTCGTTACCGAGCATCATCATGCCGATATCGTTCTGCACGTCCTTAAACATCTTCTGCGAGGCGCCCTTCTGATCGACGATCATGGTGCGAGCCGCATCAGGCGAGATGGCCATCATGATTTCTTGGATCAGTTGGTTGCGGTCAATGACGCCGCCGGCATCAAGTGGCACAACAAATTGAGAGATGGCCTGCAATTTTTTCATGACATACTCGTTGTCCATGTCGCGCACGTCGTACTTCAGAATGAAGTCAAACTGGCCGGCGATCTCGCTGATGTTTTGTGGCAGCGGCATGTTGATAACGCGCTGGATCTCCTCGGCCGGCATGTACTGCAAGCAAAGCTGGAAGGTCTGACTGAAGATCTTGCTCCAGACGCCAAACCAATTGTTGATGTCCTTCTGCACGATGATCTGCTGCTTTGCGGGCGGCACGCTTGGGTGGAGTAGGCCAAAGTAGTTGGCGTGACGTGACTCGACTTGGCCAATCACTGCCATCGCTTCGCTGATCGGCGAACGTGGCGGATCCATGAACTGATAGTCGTCAGACTGCGTGACCGGCAACTGCACGCCAGGGCCAATCTTGTTGATCATGCCGATACGTTTCTTGACGCGGATCGGAGGCAGCGTGGTGAATGCGGTACGGTCACGCATCGAGTCATGCTGCGCCTTGATCTCGTCCTGGTCAGTCATCGACAGCTCTGGAATGCCGCGGGAGTCGCAGATCGCTCGGCGCAAACGCTCACGACGGTATTCGATAAACGGATACTCGCCGTGCGCGTAGTCGAGCAACTCATGCTTGCCGTACATGTCTTGGCCCAGCTCGGGACAGAAAACGGTATAGTAGATGGCCGGCGAGCCGTTGTCGCTCAGTTGGCGGGTGTACGCATGCACGACCTCGATCAAGTGATCGTTGCGCACCGTGCCGGTGACGTTGAGCGCCGTTGTAACCAAATTTGGATTATTGTACCAGCTCTGACGACCTTGGGTGACCGCGGCCTTTTGGCAGAACTCGCCATCCCAGCCGGCATTCTTCTCCATCGCCTTTAGCTCGACCTCAGTGAAGTACTCGCGTCGGAAGATCACGCGGGCGCGCTGCAGATCAATGGTCTCGGGTGGGAACGCGACCTCGTCGAACGGCTTGAGCGCGGTGATCGATGGCAGATTCTTTTGGATGTATTCTTCCTCGTACTCGCCGGTGCCGGTCTCGCGCAGTTCCTTCACGAACTTCTTAGCATCGCGGATCGTGAGATCAGGCAAAAAGGTCGTGACGATATCCGCGGCCTGCTGCTCGGCTTCGGGATTCGCGATTAGCGAAGGAAGCTGCGCGATGATGCTGTTGGGATTCTGCGCCGCAGCTTGAGCCGAGATCTGCATGACCTGCTGCATCGTGATCTTCTGGATGCGGGTGCCGGTCTTCTGATCCCAGGCAACATGGGCCACGCTCCAGCCGTACTGCTGCGTGTACTGAGCAAGCAATTCGGACTCGCGCTCGAGTTCGACCTTGAGCTTGTTCTGACGGATCCAGGTCATTAGCTCGCTGGCGGCGGCGGCGGTGCCACCATCGCTGATATCAACGCCCGAGATGTTCAACTGGCCGCGCACGAATGACGTGGTCAGGTTGGCGACGATCTCGTTAATGGTCGAGTCGATCAGACGGATGCGGACATCGCTGGCGCCCTCAAATGGGAACACCTGCTCGCCGTCTGGCCGGGTGCTCGACCACTTCTTGCCGTCGTCGGTCTGGCCTGACCATTTGCAGAATCGGACGGCATCGTTGCTATCTACACGGCTCACGTTGTTGCCAGTGTAGAGCGAGCGTTTAAACTCGTAGTTCAGATAGTTGACGTCCGGCTTCTCGGTGGCGATGGCCAGTTGGTCAGTGTGTGGGTTGCCTGTGTCGGTTTTGTAATCGTAACTCATGATTGTGTTGGGTTGATAGTTTTCTTTTGGGGAAAATTGGCGCCGATATGCTCGAGCACTTCGTCTCGATAAAATCTGTGCAGACCTCCAAGCGTGCGATAGGTGCGCAGTCGCTCCTCATGCCGCAGCCGGTCAAAATACTTCTCGTCGAGGCCGGTTAGCTCACTGGCCTGCTTGCGAGTAATTAGAATGGGATAATCTTTCATTTAATAGGATCCACCACCGACGGCGGCGAAGCTGCGATTTGTGTGGTGTTGCGGATCCATGACCGCCAGGTAGCGAAGGCAGTCGATTGGATCCTTGGTTGCGCCCTTGTCACCGTCAGTGCCTGTCCACTCACGCAAAGAGTAGATCAGATTCTGGCAGCGATCCGAGACATAGAGCTTCGGTTCATTCTGAATAGAAATTGGCATGTTCTGGTTAAAAGCCAGCCAGTCGTTGATCAGGCCGACGCCCTCATCGACGCGGATGCCTGCCGCCGGCTCAAAGTACATGGGCGCAGGATCCGAGTCCAGCAGCTCCATCAGGCTGGTGCCGCCCTCCTTGCCCGCGGCCTGAGTGGCGCCGGCGCGTGGATCGATGTACCGGGCGAACATGGACTCTTTCTGCTCAAGATCCTTGATCAGTTCCTTGTAGTCGTTGATGCCGCGGCCGGCGCCATTACGTTGGCCAATCCCAATCTTTCCGTCCTGCTTCTCGCTCGGAAGCGCCCACTCGCCGACGTTGATGTCTGGCCATTCGCGGTAGACGTAGTGCCGGCCCTGCTCATCGACGCGCATCCACAACATAAACCAGTTTCTGGATCCAGCAGGATCAACGACCATGTAGTTGGTGCCATCCCTCGGGATCTTGTCGTGCGCGATGACGTTGTGCTGCCCGAATTTTGGAAACTGCGACCCCTGCAGCGACTCAGCCCAGCCATACGCTCGGATCTTCAATTCATACGATCCGCGGCCATCCAGCGTGGCCTTCATGCTCGCCCAGTCCGAGTACGGATTCAGATCCGAGTGAAACCAGATGACGGCGCCCCGCTTGCCATGACACTTCGCGGTGTACGGCATTGTGCCCTTGGGCAGACCTGGCACATTGATCGTGTCGGCCAGTAGCTCGGCCTTGCGTGCCGTGAGAAACGTCGAGCCAGACACATATTCTTTTACAACCGGCGAATAGCCTGTGACCGGCGTAAACGTCAAAAGCAGCACGCCATTGCGGGTAACCAAGCGGTAGCGCAGCGTCTCGATCCAGTCGAGCGGCACCAACTCATCGCACCAGATCATATCGCACTCGCCGCCCTCGATGACCTTCTTGTCCTGCGCGTAGTTCATGAAGAAGCACTGCGACTTGTTAGGCAGCACGAACGTGTTTTCCGAGAAGCCATTCTTCTGGGTGTAGGCCACGTTGGTGATCTTGGTCTTTCTGGCCAGCTTGTACTCGGGCGGCATGTACTTCCAGATTACATTTTGCTGCATCTGAATCGACGACATGTTCGTAGTATGCAGGCACCACACTCGAGATTCGGGTCGAGCGACGAGCAGATTGATGGCCCGCTTGGCGGCGTACTCGGTCTTGCCGGCCCGATTGCCACCATTGATCAGCAGCTCGCGGTGCTTGATCAGCAGCTTGTCGGCAACCTTCCAGTGCTCTGGCTCGTAGCCGTGCCGGTATGGATCACACTTCTCTGCGACAATTTTGTCCTCGCGCAACTGCAACCGGCGGGCGGTCTCCTCGGCGCCGTGCTCGTTTACTAGGCGCTTGATGTCCTCGATTGTTGGCGAGTACAGCACCGGATGCGGCGTCGGGACGTACTTTTTGAGCATGTCAGACATCAGACCGTGTCCTCCTTGTCGATACCGGTAAAGTAGGGCCGCTCATACGTCAGCTCGATGTCGGTGTGGTAGTCCGTCGAGCGACCCTGCCAACACACGCGAAATTCCACGCCGGTGTTGGTATACAAAATGCCAGTCACGATGCCGGGCGTGTCCTCGGTGCGATGGTACACCAGGTCGCCGATCTTAAAATTTACGCGGTCGGCATTCATAGGCTCACCACTTACCCGGAAACCGCGGCTGGCGTGCCGCCGTCAGGATCCCATCGTACTTGCGCACCGGGATGATCATATTTGGCTGGAAATTCAGCGAATCTTTCACGCGGCAGATCGTCATCTTGCCCTCAAATTCCACCGAGATCGCCTTACGGTTGGCGAACTTGTTGGCTAGCACCTTGGCCTCGTCCTTCGTCCACCAGCCGGGGCGACCATGCTCCAAGATCAGCCCATTCTGCGGCAGTTTCGGGATCTTGTGGTCAGGATACCGATGGCCCTCGACCTCCTCAAATACCTCAATATTTACCGTTATAGGAGTAATTTCGGCTGGCTGCTCGCCCAGGATCCGCTCCATCGCCTGCACGCCGGCACTGGTATACCACACGCTTTTCGGGCGCCCATCGTAGTCCCAGTGGTCACCCTTAGTCAGCCGGCTGCGGAGCTTGCCCATCTCGACGCGGGACATGCCAATCTTGATGGCCAGCTCGATCTCGCGGATTTGATATTTGGATTCAGTTGTCATTTGGTTAAAGCGTTCAGGTCGGCATTGTGGCCCGTCTCGGCGTGCCAGGTCTTTGCCGGCATCACCCGGTAACTCGAAAACGCGCCATCATTTTTGCGCACAAACGAGTCATCCTTCCACACGATCCGATTATTTGGCTGCGCCACGATCTGGCCGCTGCCATCCTGCAGCAGCAAAATGTGGTAGCACTTGTGCTCCGATGGGTACTGGCTCCAGCCGTTGTCGGTGTGATCCAAAGTAAACCAGTAGGACGCCTCGAGAATCTTACCAGACCGCGTCTTAACGGTGCAGGCCATCTCGCGCAGGTACTCATACGCGGTAACGGCAAATTCCCACCCATGACAGTCCCAGCTCTGCAGCTCGTTCAGCGGATGATGTGGGCCAGTGGGTAGCTCATGCCTCAGTTTATGCAGCGGGATCCGCGCCCACTGGCTGCCGGCCTCAGTCATAATCGAAAAATGCAGCGCACGCGACGGTATTGAGGTCACCCCAAATATCACGCAACGGTCAAATTCGGTGCCATCCTCGACCTTTCCTCGCAAGATTCCACCGTCCACCAATCCATACAGGTGCCGCGGCGTCGATGCATTCAAGGCGTGGTGGTGGCTATTCATAAATTCAGGCGTGCGCGATCCCACCGGACATTTCCAGCATCCACGCACGCCCTCCGGTAGTAAGGCTCCAACTTACACTGCGAGATTTGGCCCATCCGCGTCCAGATGGCACCTCTCGAATCATATGCTTTAGAACATACCGGCAACCGCTGATGCTACGCATCAGACGGAAAATCATGGGGCTTTTTGTGAAAAATTTTTCGGTGATGGAACCCGTCGCATTGTCGTCGCTCCAGCGCCAGGGGTACCCCCCCCGCCCCCCTTTTGATCGACGCACAATCTTCATTATGTTTAATATGTCCATCGTCGGTGACCTAAGCGGCGGACATTGAGTGGGTTACATCAATTACGTCGCCATCCGAACGCTTGGAATTAGCGATCAATTCATTAACCGCTGCGGTATCGATAGTTAGGCGATGCTCGACGACAGTTGTGGGCACGTCGCCGTTCAAAAGTGCGGCCTTGTCCAAAATAATCCCTAAAGCGACGGATAATCCTACCAACTGTGTCGGCTTGATTTCTTGGTGCTCCATCTCGTCGATGCCGCGCTCGATAGTTGATGCGGTCTTATTGGCCAAGCGTTGAAGGCTTGCGGCCATGTGAGACTTGAATAGAGTTGGCTCGCGTTCAATGAGCCGGTCACGAATGACTGCGATGGTGCTGGTCGAACTGTGAACCTCGCGTGCGATGGCGTGGAGTCCCATGCCTTTCTTGATGAGGGTCTCGATGGCCTTGATCTTTTCTGGATCAACCTGGGTGGCTTTAAAGTTCTGGAGATCCTTCCCGCGGGCGAGCTTCTGTTCGATGGTTAGGAGTGATCCTTCATCAACTCCACCCACCTTCTCCTCGGTTATGCTCTGATCATCCATCTTTCTGTTGTAACTCGGGGTTCTTCCCGAGACAAAAGATTTTTTAAAATAGTGATTGATCCCAGCGATGGGTTATGCATTGTAGAGCGCATCAACCCAATCCTCCCTATGAAAAACCCATACGCTACCTCCAAGAACGCATCACTGGCTGAACTTCGCGCCGCAGCATTTGCAGCGTTTGATGACCACAAGAAGGACATGAAGACTGACGCTGAGTACAAGAAAGCGCACGTCATGAATCTCGCCCGCATTCGTCACAACGACAAGGTCAACGTCAAGTAATGCACACCGCATGAATTGCGGAGAATGGTGCTCCCAATCGCCGCATTAAAAGCACACGACTTTGTGACAATACCTCGCCAGATATCTACAACTGATGAGGTTTTGTAACATACAAACCAAAGTAAAATAACCCACGAAACCAAAGTACAATGAGTCACTCCAATGATTTAAAACGCGCCGAGTACCTCGGACGCTTGTTATGCATAACGCGCCTGCTCGACTACGATCTCGAGCTGCTGACTAAGGAGCAGATGATTAGCCGCCTGATGGACGGCGCAAAAGCCGGGCGCGAGATCTGGGACGAGCTGATCGAGATGGAGCGCACCGTGCGGGAGGTTACAAAATGAAACCAACTGACGACGTTTCCCAATTTCCAGAAAACGGAATGAACACACCAGAAATAGGTGCATTGGGGCGCGAAGTGCTTCGCATTACTGGCGACGGACGCATGATTAAGGGCGAGGGTTTGTCCACGGAGGAAGCTACCCAACAGGCGGCAAAGCTGCTAATCCAAGCGTTTGAGCAAGAGATTAAAAAGATGGTGGATGCGCGCATAGCAGCCATGAAGGAGGCCAGCAAATGAGCAAACCACATGTAAAGAAAACCACAGAAAACCATGCATTTCCCCACAACATGTCAAAATTAACAATCAAACTCGCCAAGCAAATTAAGAGCAAAGTCGTGATCGATGATGAGTTTCGTGTGGTGGCGTTAACCTACCGATCTGCCTTGGTTACGTTGCGCAATGTGCTGCGTAAGCATGGCCGAAAGATTAAAACGGCGTGGTATCACCGCTGGACGGATGGCCAGCACTGCTGCGTGACGCTTCTCATCAAATACTGAGCACGCAATCTCAACCCTAATGTTAACAACCTACGTTATGAAAGACAAAATCATCACATTACTCATGACCTTGGCATTTTCGGCCCTGATTTTGATGCTCTGGCCTGTGCTGGCGTACATTTTCAAGATCGAAGACAAGGATAACGACCCATAGGTAGGCCACCCTGCTTGATTTCCCGCCATTTCCAGCCCGATCTGGCTCAAGACCCCCATAACTCAAATTATGGGGTTCTTTTTTGATTTAAACCACCGATAGTTTACATTAAAACCATTTGATCCAGCCATCCTTGGTTTTTTGGTAGTGGGTCAGTTTCTCGCAAACATTTGGTAGCGCTCGGCGGGGTATCCGAACACCTTAGACCCTTTCAGCGACTTAAACTCAATCTGGCTAGACGTCACATATAAATGCTTGTCCACAAACGGCAAAAGGCTCTTTGCATTAAGAAACGCCGGGAGGTTGACGTCACCATCGTAGTAGGCGCGGCCCTTGGCCTGACGGGCGCGCCCAAGGACACGCATAACGTCGCTCTGCGTAAGCACTCGCCTGCCGTCGGCCTCGCTGCAGCCGCGTGATTTCAAACTGACACACTACCGGTTTTTTGGAGATAATCCAAACCAATCATCCCAGGGCGCGCTGCCCCTTCGCCCGTCAGGAGCGAGAGGGGGCAGTAAGCGCCCCTCTGCTTTAGTAGAAGCAGCCCCCTCACATAGCCCCCAAAATCATCCTATCGTCATCCTATCGTCATCCTCTGAGGTCATGCACGATCTTGGCAAGCGCGTTGTGTTGTTCAACTACCTGACTTAGTACGCCTTGCAGATGCTTAACCTTGGCCAACGACTCGCGCACCTGGCGCCTAAGGTCGGCCATCTCGCCGGCGATCCTCATCCTCCTGTCATCCTCGGTCTCAAAGGTCACATGCTCGGCTCCCTGCCAGATGCGGCCGCGGGTAAGAAAGATCAGGTGTCCCTTGTTGCGCAGGTAGTGGAACGTGCGCTGCGCCGTAGGCAAGTCGCAGCCTGCTTCTGATGCGATAAAAGCAAGTACGGCACTGCGTTCGGGTATGCGATCATGCCGGCGAGGCTCCATTCTGCGGAAAAGGTCACAGGTCATAGCTTGATGGTGGCTGGAATGACGGCCGGCTTAGGCTTGAACATCACCGAAGGTGCGTACTCCCAGCAGATGCCGGCCTGCGAGTGGCGTAGACGAATGGCTGATGCCGGGTTACCCATGAGATCCACCATGCCGCTGCGCTTGCCACGCTTAGTCAACGTGAAGGTGAAGGTCGGATCGTCGCCCTGGCGTTGCAGCACGCCAACCTCTCGAGACCAGTTGGTGAGATCCGCGGAGCCGGCGCCGGCGTAGGCCAGATCCGACACGGTGCCCTTGGACTGGTCGCCCTTGGGTGGTTTCGGCATGTGGTGGAGCCAGATCCAGACGCATCCGGTCTCTTTTAAGACTGGATTAAGATGGTTGCGCAGGAATTTGCTCATGAACTTCTGTTCGCTGATGTCGTCGCCGGCATAAGACAAGAGCGGATCCGCAATCATCAAATCAGCCTTGTGCTTCACGATGATGGATCTGGCCAACCTAATAAACTCAAGGCCGGTCTTAACGGTCTCGTCGTAGAACCGGATATTGGTGTTTAGGGTCTCCAGATCTGACTGGTTGTACCGCATCGCATCGATGACGCCGCGGAATGCCTCGGCCATGTCGCCCATGTCATTCTCGGCCTGGATGAATGCCACGCGCAGTGGTCTGATTGGTTTTATGCCAAAGAAGTGCCTCCCAAGGCCAAAGGTCAGACCCAATTGCATCGCAAACGACGACTTACCGACGCCAGACTGGCCCACAATGGTGAGCGACCCACCGCGGCATAGCCAACGCTTGCCAAGGACATTGTTGGGATCGTTCTCGGTGTCGTACTCAAGCAATTCCTGCGGTGTGGTAGGATCTGCGATCTCGGACTGATCACGCCAGTCGATCCACTCCTGCCAGGTCGATAGGCCAATGTTAAGCGCCACTAGCTTCTGCTCGATGTCGCCGCGCATGATGCCAGGTAACCGGCTGAACCGCGATGGATTCTTGTTGGCCTCGCAGGGATCGTAGTCGGACAGGTAGTCATACACGATGTCCCGGCGCTCATCAAACTCGGCCTTGTCGGTCGCATCGACGCGCACCCAGGCGTGAAGTGACCGTCCACCGGAGTCGATCACCGCGGCGATGGGAAGCTGGCACTGCTGAATGATCTGCATCTGCTCCTCCTTTGGCTTCTCGTCGAACTCGATCAGCACATGCCGGTAGTCGGCGACGTTGGCGTCGGATCCGACATATTGGTCAGGCTTCGTCGGGTTAATGCGGATCCAGGCGCCGGCTTCCTTGCCGTCCCAGATGGCGTCAGGGAAACGCTCAAGCCAGCGCACCTGAGTCATAAATGTACCACTGGCCGATGGAAACCATTTGCCGCGCTCTTCGTCGTGCCGGGCCTCGTTGGTGATACAGATCCAGTCGGTAGGCAAAAAGACCGTCTCGAGGAATTTCTTAGTGGCCTCATATCCGGTCAGCTCGGTGCTGGGCGCCGCCGCCGCCGCCGGCAATGAGCGCACGATGAACTTGCCGGTGGGCGACACGCACGACGGACGACGCACGCTGACATCACCGATCAGATGGCCGGCCGGCTTGTCGTGTGGCTTCTTGATGGCCTCGTCGATCTTGTGCTCGAGTTCTCGAGTGCTCCACGGTGGAACGCACTTTGCGTTGTACTCGCCAAGCAACCAGAGCGCATCAATTTTGTTGAGTGAGAAACCATGCACCAGCGCGACGGCGACGGTGTAGGTTGTGGAGTGACCGCCTGATCCAGAGATGGCGGGTGGGCAGTGCGCGAGGTACGCTCGAGCACGTTCTAGGATGGGATTCATGTGGGATTTATTGTTTGCAGCGATTTCGTAGCTCGCTGCGCAGTGCCTCGACAAAGACAATTGTCTGAGGCGTGATGGGTAATTCTAACAGTTCGAACGCGGTGTAGCACTGGCCAAGCAGCACACGCTGCTCCTCGATGATATCATTTTTTTCCTTTAAGATATCTTTCATCAAATTCTTCGCGGATGCGCTCCTTGATTTTATTTTTGGTCTTTCGTCCGCGTTGTATCTCTCGGCGCCAGTCTTCACCTGTGATGGTATTGAAAATGTGATCGTAGTTTTCGCGGTAGTGTTCCGAAAAACAGTTCCGCGGTGAGTCGCCCTTTCCGTTGTTCATTTTTTTGAGAATAGATTCAGAATAAAGACATAGACCTTCAGCATGAGCGACTGCCAGAAAAGAATCTTCACGTCGCCGCCGATCACCACTGGCCGATCAGCCCAGCCCACGCGCACCCGAATTGGTTTACCATCGCTGCGCCGGCAGTTCACAATGCGCACGTCGGTCGTCTTGCCCTTCGCGTTGTCCGAGTAGTTTCCGATATCAATATCAACCTTTTCCCAGCCGCCGCCGCCGCGGGTGATCGTCACGTTGGAAAGATCGATCTGGCTGCTTCCACCTTTGATTGTGAATGCGTACTTGGCGCCGGCACCCACCTGGCATTTGCCAATGTAGATCGAGCGGCAGAATCGCATGATGTCGATGCCGTCCTCACGGTTGCCACCGGACGGATTAATGATGCAGTTGTTAATGTTGGCGCCCTCGACGTGCGACAACTTTAGGATGTCGTCGTACTGCTCAGGGTTTGGCGCATCGATGGTATCATTCTGGATCACGACGTTTTGTTCGTCGGCGTAGCTTTTGTAGTTTTTATCGCTCATGGTTTTTTGGAAAAAGTAATGTGCTTACCGTTTAGGACTCGAGACACGCAGGCCGGCGAACGCGACATGCGCTCGCAGATCAGACTGGCCTTCATGCCTGAGTGATGCAGCTCAAGGATCTTGTCATGTTCTTCTTGGGTGAGAAAGTCACGGCGCGTGATAATTTGGTCGCGCTCAACTCGAGGTTTCATGCCAGAGATGTTTGGGCCGTGGTTAAATTTATCGGCGTGCTTGCGCAAAATAAATTCAATGTTCCGCAAGGTTTCACTTGGGCTGTTCATTTTTTCTTTTTTGGACGGCCACCCTTTTTGCCGTTGATGCGTGCGCTCTGCGCCTTGCGTGGAGTTTTGATTGATCCCAAGAGCGCCGCAGCGTTGATGGGTTTGTGACAGTGGGGGCAATTCATAGTGGTCGTGAAATTTTGTATCCTAGCTTGTGATAGGTTCTGACTCGGGCGAGAAATTGAGCGTGAGCCAGCGCGGCGCCGGCATCAACAAAGTCGTGAACGATTCCAAATT